ATCTAACGCTTTCTCTGATCAGCTTACGGCCAGCCTCAAGACTGTTGTTCGCAGGGCGTTGCCCACAGCACAGGATGTCAAAAGGATCACACCTGATGCGTTTCCTGATGCCGCAAAGGACGGTGTGCTGCCTCTGTACAGAAAGCCATCTGACCTGTTTGCACTGGGCATGGAGAACCTCCGCTCTACATCCTATCAGAATGCTTCTCTGCCATACAAGAGTCTCAACGGACAGATATTCCGTATGCCGGGACCGAATGGTCAGCGTGTCATGGGAATCGCCACATCAGATGGCGGCAAGCTTCTGGACGACATCTTCTCCGTCATGGGCAAGGATGAAAACATAGACCTCTTGAAGGCTATGAATCCGGATTCCGTGAACACGGGAAGCATGAGCAAACTTCTTGGCACTCTGTCCGGCGCAGCAGATAACGTGCTTGCCACTATTGCTGCAAAGCGAGGCGTAGAGGTGGATGACATAATTGAATCTGTCGAGGCTCGTGCAGGCAATCAACTTGCAACAGGTGTACCGAAGGCTCTCGCAGTCGTCAAATTTATGCGCGACGAGAACGCTGCAAGAGGAGTAGACGTAGAGGTATTCCCTCTGGACTTTTTGCAGGTTAAAGAGGCCCGTGAAAGCTTGGGACAACTTGCATTCCGTGCAGGCAAGGCAAACAAGAACGCCGCACAGGCGGACTACTCACGTCTCCGTCTGACAGCCGACGAGGCTCTGGGTAACTTTACGGTTACTGATCCGCAGGGTGTTCGTGTCAACGCTGGCGACTTGATTGCAAAAGTCACCCTGCCCGATGGCACACAGGTAGACATGCCGGTTCGTGAGGCACTGCGCGTTGCTGATCAGGGCTGGAGTCAGCACATGAATCGATGGGAGGGGGGCAACTCTTTAGTATCAACGTGGCTGGGCACAAACACATTCAAGGGAGAGCCACGAGTATTTACTGGCAGAACTGTAGACAACCCCGGTGGAATAGACTACGGCGACAATCCCCCAACTACATGGCTTGATGTGGCTACATGGACTAAAAAAGATAAAGCAACAGCCGAAAGAGATTTTGCACGACTCGTAAAGGCTGTAGGAACTTTGCAGCCAGATGGTACGCGCAGGATTGACTTGCGGACATCTGAGGGACGTTTTGTCAAGGAGTCCATAGCTGCTACGTATCGACAGTGGATCATGGACTCTATGGAACGCGGTGATCTGACGTTCAGACAGTTCGAAGACATGTCCTCGAAGTACGAGCAACTGTTCACTGGCATAGACGCAGACGGGAATGTCGTTGCTCTTATGGACACTAAGAAGATATTCCGGCACATGATGGAGTTTTCTGAGGACACAGTCGGTGAAGTCGCCTTTGCAAATGCCCAGTCGATGATGAAGAAAGCTGCACGAGAAAACGCAGACGAAGTCAACCGACAACTCAACACCGTGAAGAAGGGTGTGCAAACTTCTGTAGAATTCCTACGCAGATACAGCCCAGAAAATCTCGACGCCGTAAAGGCTGCAGACGTGCTGATTGGGGGAGGTCCGGAAAGGATAGCCCTCCTCAAGAATCATCTCAAGACGGTTGGCAAGCTAAATGACGATGAAATATCAGAAGTGATGCGTTCTGTTATCAGCGAAGCAATCACCAATCGTGCCTTCAAAGCCACCAACACGTTTACAGCAAATACCTCTAAGGGTATGGCCGGTGGTGCAGAGAGACTAACTCCTGACTATGATGTTGATCTCAATCAACTGAACACTCTGCTGGGCATCAATGATCCTGCTGTAGCGCAGGCTGTTGAAGACGCTGTGGGCACGAAAGCCTACGATACGTACAAGTCGGTTCTTGCCTTCATGGCAGAAGAGCAAACCAAACTGGACAACCGCGTAAGATTCACAGGCATACCTCGTGCGTTCTCTGTGGAAAGCTATATCAGCCGTTTTTACGCAATCAATCGCGGTGTCGTAAGCTTCAGATATGTGGGTACAGAGGCTGTGCTGCAGCAGATGCGTAACAGAAACATGTCCATGCTGACGCAAATCATTCAGAATCCTAAAGTTGGTGAGTTGTTTATGGAGATGGTCCGCACAGGAAAGCCCTTGCCATTCGAAAAGAACAAGCAGATGTTCCAGATGCTATCTATCGGACTCGAACGATACAACGCTACACATCAGCCGGAACCACTCCGAGTACGGACAGGCACTGGCTACGAATTCACTATGGGTGGGCCTGCAGAAACTGCAGATGGGGCTAGGGCCATCCGATCCAGAGCAGACTTAGGCTTTGCATTCCAAGACCTCATCATACCAAGAACTGATCCAAAACCCGAATCAGATGCTCAAAGGCTATTCGGGCAACCTCAAAACTAGGAGCAACCTATGAAGATGTACAACAACGGCCCACGCAAGGCCATGATGTATGGTGGTGCAGCCAAGCGTAAGCCGATGATGTACGGCGGCATGGCCACCTCAAAGAAAAAGAAACCCCGCAAGAAGGCTCAAGCGGGGGGGATGATGACCACGACACAGAAACAGCAGAATCAAATGCAGAACTCGATGATGCAACAGCCAAAGATGCCGATGATGGCCGAGGGCGGTAGCCTCAAGATGGTCGAAGTAAATGGCAAGAGAGTACCGGAGTTTGCCGCAGACGGCGTAGGTGCGAAAGACCTCAAGAAGAGGGGCTAAATATACCCGCCTGACTTTTCCATCATCTCATCTGTTACTGAACTAAAGTAACGCAACATGGACGCTATGGAGTGTGCCCCATCAAACTCGGGCACCCCGGCGTCCATTTCTTTTTGGAACTCCTCCGGTCTGACCATCTGTTTGTCCAGTTCAACTTTGCCATCCTGTCGTAGATAGACGTTGAACGAAAAGAGCGTGGCCTTCATGTTTGTTCTCCCGGTAGGCACTGGTATGTTATCGTATAGGGCGGCGGAAGCTGCATGGGTATAGACATTATACTTGCTGTCATCTCCTGTTGACGCTCTCTGCACTCTTTTATTGTAGGCTTCAGTCCCGTAGTGTCCTCAAAGTTGTAGCACGGTCCATCAGGAAGATAGACTGAGCATACTATTACCATCGCTTTGAACATTGCGTAAGTCCTCTATGTAAAGGTTGTAGCAGTCTGCCCTCACCTCGTACCCGTTGTCCGGATCGAAGTCACCCTTCTTCATGAATTTGGACTTGTCGAAATACTCCTGCTTGGGCATAAATCCCAGAAACCATCCCTTCGAGAAATCCTTTAACACTCGTGTGAAAGCGTAGATGTCGCACTTCTGTCGGGTGTTGAAGTTGCTGATGCTACACGAGTAGTGAGGCAACGGGGTGGCAGAGGTTTGCTTTGTCTTCACCTCTACCCGCTGCCCATCGTCAAGAACGATGTCGTAGTCATACGAGTTATCCCACGTGCCCCCCATTGTGGATAGGACGATCTGTTCCCCGAGGAAGCCAGCAATGCTGCCCCCGCCCCTCAGTATCGAATTGTGGAGAAGACCCATCTCAGTGGCCTTGCTACGGGCACTAAGAAGCATTTCATCCGTTATCTTTACTTCGATCAACTTTCTCTCTCCATTCCTTGTAACACGGATGATTCCGGGGCGGATCGTACTGAATCCACCCCTTCCCCCGTTTCCATATGGGGCGTGTTTCCTTCTTAGGCGGCATTTAAGTCTACCACTTCACAGACGCCAGCCGTACAGGCTAACTCACGAGAGCCAGACGTATTGTCTTCCTTTTCGAAGTCTGACAGATCATTCCATTCGATGATCATGTTACCAAACCTCTGCTGCCACTCCAAGTATTCATCTGCTTCGATGTCTTGATACGGAGCCTGTTGGTACGTGTGGTCTGAATGTGGCAGGAACGACACGCCGGATGCAATATCGAAGTTTTCATACACCCACGCCCCTACGTCCATCCACTCATGATCCTTCACAGAAACAGTGATCGATGGCTTATGTTCACACCAACTCACAGCGTACGTCTTCCACAACTCTAGTTGATCCACGGCTGTCGTCTCTGTCCGTGTCGTCGCTCCGATAGGCGACTGCATGGCAAAGGAGAACACAGTAGTCGTGTCCGGCTTCATCACATCCGGCTCGTTGTGTACACCCTTCTCAATCAGGAACTGAGTGAGCGGATCTTCGTTGCTGCCCCGCACCGTGCGGATGTAGTAGTCGTTGTGTCTGGCGTGGATTCCACTAGCGGCGTCTACGAGTTGTGACACAGTGCCCGACGGCTTGACACAGGTAATGGCACTGCTTTGTGGGATTCCAAGCATGTTTGCATACTTTTTGTTGGTATCCACTGCGACCTGTTTCATCTCTTCGAGCCAACGCGGAGAATCTACGTTCTTTGATAGAACGCCATGATCCATGATACCAGTCAAGGATACACCGAGCAAACGCTCTTCTTCTGTGTTGTCTTTCCATACCTTCCTCAGATACTTGAAATCAGTGAGTGTGGACTGCAGCGTACCAAGAATGGTAGCGAGACGAACCTTGCGCTTCAAGTCATCGAGGCTGTCCTGTTCCCGCACGACCACTTCTGACAGGTTGCAAAACTGATAGGGACGCAGGATGATCTCGGAGCAGGGGTTCGTTCCCCACATGTGACCTGTTTCTCGGCGTCCGTTTCGAGCAACCTGCTTGTCTGCCGCCTCACGGTTGAAGATGCCCCGCTCTCCCGACTTCGAGTCGTAGAGGGCAAGCCACTCCCGCATGAACGTACCCATCTCAGGACGATGCTTGTAGGCAACGCTGTTGTTAGCCAGCGCACGTTGCCCCTCGTTCTCCCACCACTGTCCGGCCTTCGCGTGACGCATTTGGTCATCGTTCAGGTTGCTGAGTGAGATGAGAGCCGAGCGGCGCACACCACCCACGACTACGATCTCCCCGATCTTGCACATCAAGTCGTGGCACTCAATCGGGTAGAGACGACGCCCTGCCGCCTTCTTGAACATCTGTGTCGTGAAGTTGAACAGATCGTCGAGGGGGCCGGGGCCGGATGCGCGACCGCCCATAGTCTTCAAACGGGCACCGGACGGGCGGATGTTCGACAAGTCCCACTGCGGAATCTGACCAGCGTAAAGAAGTGCGACGAGTTCGCGATACGCTTTAGCCCATCCGGGCTTCGAGTCAGATACAACGATCATTGTTTTGGACTCATTCATCGCATCACTGATGACAGGCAGCTTGTCCACGTTCTCACGCTCGACAGAGAAGCCTACACCTGTGCCGCACATCAGGATGTACATACACTCGTCGAACGAGCGGGAGTTGTCTACGGGGACGTAACTACAGTTGTAGCCGCAGATGTTGTCACGAGCTAGGGCTGGCCCTGCTGTCATCATCGCCCTCATAGATGGCATAATCTCAAGACTCAGGATAGCATCCCGCAAGTCAGTGATGTCTTTCGCGGGAAGATCGAACTGATGCTTACCCTTTACCTGATAGATCATAAACTTGAGATAGCGTTCGACAGTCTCGTCCCAGTTTTCACGACGCTGCTCGTCATCGAGCCAACGCGCGTAGCGGGACTTGTGTATGAATTGCTGATACGGCGTAGGCAACATGTTATTCATCTTCTATCTCCCTTATGAGTTTATCTAAGTACCATTTCGCCTTCTCTAGGTCTTGAACGCCGTTCTTGTAACGATAACGCCAGAGGTACTTTATTATGTTTCCTTGCAGGTAGTATTGGTAGCCTTCGTCTGTGGCAGCACGTATAGCGTCGATGCACTCAAC